TATGCGTAATCCATTCCGTAGAAAATCGAAAGACGAGCCGCAAAATAACCTATCATCGCCCGATGAGTGGCTAGTCGATGCTCTCTTTCGTGGATTGTCATCCTCGGGAGTTAAGGTGACCCCGATTACGGCTCTGGGTGTTTCAACGGTCTACGCTTGCGTAAACGTCATCTCAAAAGCGATCTCTAGTCTTCCATTATGCATTTATGAGCACAGCGAAAACGGAGACAAGGTAAAGGCCTACAATCATCCTCTTTATAACGTCCTGACACTGAACCCGTCAAAGAACATGACGACCAGCGAGGTCATGGGGGCAATTGTTAGCAATCTCATACTTCGCGGAAACTCATACTCTCTGTTGGGTCGTGACGGTCTTGGAAACGTCAGGCAGATGATGCCGATTGAGCCAAGCGACATGAGCTTGCAGATTCATCCTGTCACAAACGAGATAGACTACTTGGTCGATGGCAAAAAGGTTCAGCGATCTAGGATTCTTCATGTCAAGGGGCTAAGTAGCTCCGGCGTTCTCGGCTTTGATACTACTACGCTAGCTAAAGATACAATCGGCCTAGCAATTGCCCTCCAGGATGATTTGGCGAGTTTCTTTAAGAACGGGGCAAAGATGGGTAGTATATTGCTATCTGATAAAACGCTCAAGGCTGAACAGATTCAGAGACTTCGCGATGCATTCGACAGCCGCCACAAGGGAACCGACAATACATACAAGACGGCGATCCTGACAGACGGTCTAAGACCTTTTACAGAACGCTTCAGCTACCAGGATTCTCAACTGGCCGAGCAACGCAAAATCACGACCCAAGAAATCGCCAGAACATTTGGTGTACCTTTGTCAAAGTTGCAGATCGAGTCGGCAACGCCTAGAGCTAATGTTGAGGAATCGAATCGGGACTTTGTTACCGGAACGCTTCGCCCGATTGTAGTCTCGCTCGAGCAGGTGTTGAATTTAAACCTAATACCAGAATCGCAACGAAACCAATTCTCTATCAGCTTCAATATGGACGCTCTCCTTCGCGGGAATGTCGAAGCTAGATATAATGCATATCGGATCGGACGTGAATCTGGATTTCTATCTGTTAACGAGATCAGAAGAATGGAAGGACTTAACGGCATAGGCGAAAAGGGAGATACCTATTTGCAGCCGCTAAACTTCACAGAACTCGGATCAGCACCTAATCAAGAGGACATAGAAGATGAGTAAGATTTATATATATGATCAAATCGGCGGAAACGGAATTGTAGCTTTAGACGTCATCAAGCAGCTATCCGATCTAGATGGAGACATCGACGTACACATTAATTCCGGCGGCGGGTCAGTAAGCCAAGGGATTGCTATTTATAATGCTCTTAAAGAATATGAAGGCCAGGTTCACGTTTTCGTGGATGGTTTGGCAGCTAGTATTTCATCGATCATCGCAATGGCTGGCGATACCCTTACAATGGCTGAAGGATCTCTAATGATGGTTCACGAGGTTTGGACTGAGATCGCAGGAAATGCCGGAGAACTTCGCAAGGAAGCCGAAGTGTTGGAGAAGCATACCAATACTATTTTGGATATATATGAAAGCAATACGCCTTTGAGTCGCGACGAGATCAAGAAAATGCTTAAGGCTGAAACTTGGCTAACTGCTGAAGAGGCATATGAGCTAGGCATCGCCACAGACATTTCAGGAGCACTCAAGCAAGCTGCCTCTGTTAATATAAATAGCTTCATGAATGCTCCCAAGGAGCTTGAGGCAATTATCGCTCTCAACACTAAGAGTCTAGATCCAGATCCAGAACCAGAACCAGAGCCAGAAAAATCGAACTCTGATTCTGAACAACCCCGGGTCGAGGAGGAAGAGGAAAAGAATTTCACAGATAAAGAATTTGTCGCTCGTTTAGAATCTGCCAAGCAGCGTCTGGCGACACTAACCAAACTGGCCAAGCTCTAGCGAGCGACTCGGCCCAAAAAAACAACCCATACACAACTAAAAAAATGGATAAACTAGTAAACAAGCGCGCTCAGCTAGTTGCTGAAATGCGTTCTCTCCTCGATGGTAAGGAAGGCTTGAATACGGAAGACCAAGAAAAGTTGGCTAAAATTGAGGCCGACTTTGATTCTGTTGAAAAGCAAATCCGAGCTGAAGAGAAAATTAATAAGATTGAAGACAAGTTGGCTTCTGTTATCGAAGACAGCTACAAACCCTCAATCCAAAGGGAAAATAGCGTAGACGACTACCGAGCGGCTTTTGACGAGTATGCTCGCAAAGGACTCTCTGCTCTAACTGGCGAAAAGCTGGCTGCTCTACAAGTGGGCACCGACTCCGAAGGCGGCTTCATCGTTCCTGAGTCTTTTGAGACCAAGATCGTTGAAATTCTCCAGGATGTTAACCCATTCCGCAGCGTTGCAAACGTAATCCGCACCGCTTCAGATCGGAACATTCCGGTTGAGTCCAGCATCGGTTCTTTTGCATATGTCGCAGAAGAAGGAGCCTACGGATCTTCTGATCCCGTGTTCGCTCGCGTTACTCTCGGTGCTCATAAAGCAGGTGGTATTGTCAAGGTTTCCGAAGAACTTCTACAGGATGCTTTCTTCAATCTTGAGACTTACCTAGCTAACGTGGCTGGTCGTCGTTTTGCAAACCTTGAAGAAGCTTCTTTCTGCACAGGAACTGGTAGCAGCGAGCCTCAAGGTCTGTTCAACCCAACCTACAGCAACAATGTGACCGGAGCTGTTTCGGCTACTGCCGCAATCGCTAGCGACGATCTGATCGACGTTTTTCATAGCCTCGGACGTCAGTATCGCAGCAATGCTACATGGCTGATGAATGACGCTGCTGCAAAGCTGATCCGCAAGCTCAAAGATGCTGAAGATCAGTACCTATGGCAGCCAGGTCTGCAAGCAGGTCAGCCCGACACGATTTTGGGTCGCCCCGTTATCGTCTCGACTCAGGCTACTGCTCCAGCGGTTGACGCAAAGAGTGTTATCTTTGGAGATATGTCTTACTACACGATTGCTGATCGTGCTGGCGTATCTGCTCAGAAGCTTAACGAACTCTATGCAGCAAACGGCCAGGTTGGCTACAAGTTCAGCACGAGAAACGACGCGAAGGTAATTCTGAACGAAGCCTTCACTTCTTTCACTCACGGAGCTGCTTCCTAAGATTGCAAATTAAAGCAATAAAAAGTTTTGCTACAAAAGGCAGTGGCTATCGGGTTGGGGAGACCTACCAGGTAGCCGCTGCCACTGGCAAACAATGGGTCAAAAACGGATGGGCCGTGGAGGTTAAAACCCCGCGAGCTAAGAAGTCTAAAAACCCAGAGGTAATATAAGCCTCCCCATCTCAATGGTCTAATAATTTAATCAGTGGAGACTTCACGAGTTGGGGAGGTATCTCCTCTTATATAAAATGCCTATCTACTACAGCTACAAAACCACTACAGGCCCAATCAGTGAACCCATAACATTGTCAGAGGCTAAGGCCCAACTCCGCGTAGAGTCGGATTTCACCGACGATGACACTTGGATTACTACGGCAATAACAGTAGTTCGCGAGCAGGTAGAATCATTCACAAATAGGGCTTTAATGCCCCAGAGCTTTGAATTAGCCGTAAGCGAGTTTAGCGATGAAATAGAATTACCTAAACCGCCATATAGCAGCTTGTCATCTATACAGTATTATGATCTGGACAATGTTCTTCAAACTCTTTCCAGCACCTACTACCTGGTTAATGATTATACAGAACCAGCAGTAATTGCTAAAAAAACCGATCAGACTTATCCGGAAACATACGATAGGCCCGACGCGGTTAGGATCGCCTTCTCGTCTGGATATGCAGATGCGGCTAGCGTTCCTGCATCCATAAAACAGGCCATGCTAATGCTTTTGACCGATCTATATGACAACAGGTCGGCTAGCTCGAGCCACTTAAATACAGTCAAAATAGACTGGACCCCAGCGGTCTTAAATCTCCTATCGACCAATAAATCCATACTCTACTAATGCTATCCTCTAGGCTCCAGGTTTATGCTAAAAGCGAATCTGTAAACAGCTATGGGGAATCCGAGCTAACTACTTCGCTATACAAATCTATCTGGGCACAAGAAATGGAAATAAAGATGGATGAAGTGAAAGATAGCGAATCAGTAAAGAGTATGGATGCTTATAAGTTCAAGACTCGCTTTAATAGCTGGTTAGATGAGAACTATGAGATTCAGTACGACGATGGTCGGCTAACTATAGAAAGTGTCGAACCAGCAGGCCATCAATTACGCCAGTGGCTAATAGTTAAAGCCATTAGACAACAATGAATCAGCGATTTAAAATATTCACTAGGGGAAGTTCGCTTAATTCATATGGCGAGCTATCTGAAACATTCACCCAAGGATCGTCTGTATTTGGCAGAGCGAGGCATTATACCGATGGTGAATCGCTGATATCAAACAAGCACAGACCTTTGCATAAAGTAGAAATAAAGGCTAGGCATTTTAGTGGCAGTATAAAAGACCAAGTAGAGTATCTGGACTATCGGTGGGAAATCGAGGGGGTCAGGAGATCTCACAGATCTGGAGTTATAAAAATAATAGCCAATAGGCTATATGCTCTCGCCTCAGATTTTTATCTCCAGCCCAATGGCATTAATTTTTACTTAACTCCTTCGGGAAACAAATATTTGCAGCCATGAGCGACATCACAGTCAGTAGCGACATCCATACATTTATGCAGTCGGCCAGCAACTCGGCGGCTCGAGATAATTTAGGCGTAGGCGACACCGATGCCGTCAATCACGCATCACTTACGCTGACAGGGAACGCGACGGCGGTTGAGTTTATTGGCGACCTTGAGGGGGCAGTCCGGTTCAACGCGAAGGCTGGCGAGGCTCTGACTAAAGGCGATGCGGTTTACGTTTCCGGAGTTAGCGGGAATCTTCCTGTCGTTAGCAAGGCGGATTCCTCCAACTCGGCGACCATGCCTTCTTTCGGACTGGCTGGTTCGACGGTCAATCTGAATGCGTCGGTGCAGATTATTACATTCGGAACGCTTTCTAGCATCGACACGTCAGCCTTTACGCTAGGCGATACCTTATACGTAAACGGAACCGGAACGCTTTCGGCAACGAAGCCGACCGGAGAATCAAACCTCATCCAGAACATTGGAAAGGTTCAACGAGTTCACGCGTCCGCTGGATCGATTAAAGTCGGCGGGGCAGGTAGATCAAACGATACACCTAATCTAAATGAAAATAAAATCTTTATTGGCAATAGTTCAAATGCTGCATCTACTGCGGCGATCAGCACCGTTATTACGGACAACGCTAGCAGCGTTAAAACGTCCTATGAGTCGAACAGCGATACAAACGCCTATACAGACGCTGAAAAAACTAAGCTCTCGGGCATCGCGACTGGTGCGGAAGTCAATGCAGTGGATTCGGTCAATGCTCAAACCGGATCGGTTACCCTAGACGCTGACGACATTGACGACACATCTACGAATCACAAATTCGCAACGTCTGCCCAGCTCACGAAGCTCGATGGCGTAGAAAGCGGAGCGACCTCTGATCAGACCGGATCGGAAATCAAATCGGCCTATGAGGGCGAGCCGAATACCAATGCTTTTACTGATGCTGAAAAAACTAAACTCAGCGGAATAGAGACAGGGGCAACTGCCGATCAGGATTTATCATCCTATCAGTTGCAACCATCTGAGGGGGCATTTGCGAACGGCGACAAAACCAAACTTGATGGCATCGAGGCTTCCGCAGATGTTACCGATGCGACGAACGTAAACGCTGCTGGAGCCACCATGAATACCGACACGGATGTGAGCGGGAATTCGTGGGTTCTCGACGAGGATAGTATGTCCAGCAACGACGCCACAAAGGTTCCGACGCAACAAAGCGTCAAAGCCTATGTGGATGCCAACACTAGCAGCGGCGACGCAACCAGCATACAGGGGACGAACGTAGATAGCTCAGTTGGATCGCCGAGTGATGGCGACATCTTGGTTTATCGGTCAGCCGGATCGGATTTTGTGCTTGAGTCAAAGCCAGCAGCCGGATCAAACCCAGCCGCTGCGGACATCACGGATGCAACCGCCGATGGCATTGCCTTGATAACAAGCTCGGATGCAAATCCGTTTACGGATGCGGATGAATCAAAACTCGATGGAATTGCAGCAGGGGCCGAGGTAAATACCGTCGACTCCGTAAACGCTCAAACCGGAGTTGTTGTTTTAGATGCTGATGACATATCCGACGCGACCACGACAAACAAATTCACTACAGCCTCAGATATTAGCAAGCTAGCCGGTATCGAGGCAGGAGCAACGGCGGACCAAACCGGAGCGGAGATAAAAGCGGCTTATGAATCCGAGGCGAATACCAACGCCTTCACTGATGCCGAGAAAACCAAACTAGCAGGGATAGCGGCAGGAGCCGAAGTTAATACGGTTGACAGTGTCAACGCGCAGACCGGAGCGGTGGTATTAGATGCGGACGATATATCGGATGCAGCCACAACTAACAAATTTACAACTGCTTCTGATATAAGCAAGCTGGCTGGCATTGAGGCATCTGCAACGGCAGACCAAACGGGAGCCGAAATCAAAACCGCTTATGAGGGCGAATCTGACACGAACGCCTTTACGGACGCCGAGAAAACCAAACTAAGCGGCATCGAGACCGGAGCAACCGCAGATCAGGATCTGTCATCTTATCAGCTACAGCCATCAGAGGGAGCCTTTGCCAACGGGGACAAGACAAAACTTGATGGAATCGAAGCATCGGCAGACGTAACAGACACAGCGAACGTCACCTCGGCGGGTGCATTGATGGATTCTGAAGTCACGAATCTAGCTCAGGTCAAAGCTTTTGACAGTGCGGACTACGCAACCGCTGCTCAGGGAACGAAGGCTGATTCAGCACAACAACCGCCGAGCGAAGGAGCGTTTGTTAATGGTGACAAAACAAAGCTGGATGGGATCGAGGTATCTGCTGACGTAACAGATGCAACGAACGTGACCGCCGCAGGCGCGTTGATGGATTCCGAGGTAACGAATCTGGCACAGGTAAAGGCATTCGATAGTTCTGATTACGCAACTGCCGCTCAAGGAACTACGGCAGATTCGGCACAACAGCCGCCATCGGAAGGTGCATTTGTTGATGGCGATAAAACTAAGCTGGACGGGATCGAAACAGGAGCTGACGTAACGGACACTGCTAATGTAACGGCGGCTGGAGCCTTGATGGACTCGGAGGTAGATGCCGACATCAAAACGCTATCTCTGCCAGCCAGCACAACGATAAGCACGTTTGGAGCTAGTTTGGTTGACGATGCTGACGCAGCTACGGCAAGGACTACACTGGGCGTAGATGCCGCTGGTACGGACAACAGCACAAATGTAACGCTTACTGGGTCTGGAACCTATATTAGCATCGCAGGGCAAGCTATTACGGTCGATCCGATCACCGAAAGCGACATATCCGATCTCGGAACATACCTCACCGCCGAGTCCGATACGCTGGACAGCGTGACAGGACGTGGAGCAACGACGACTAATGCCATCACTGTTGGGTCCATTGACATCAATGGCGAGATTGTAGAACTGGCCGTTAATACGACCAGCGTTACTGGTTCGACGGCATTGGACCCAGCTAACGGAACAATCCAGAGGCTGACGTTTTCGGGCAATGTTACATTTACTGATTCTCTTGCTAACGGCGAGTCTATAACGATTCACATAGACGATGGAACTGCATACACTGCCACTTGGCCTACGATGGAATGGGTCGGTGGATCGGCTCCAACATTAGACACCACCAGCGAAACAATCATAGTGATCTGGAAGGTTAATAGCACACTGTACGGAATGTCATCAGGAGTATCATCATGAACATACTAAAGGTCACAGACGGAGTACCAAGAAAATATAGCGAGTCTCGTCTCAAGCGGGACAATCCAAATGTAAGTTTTCCGAGCGAACTAAATGCTTCAGTGCTTGCAGATTTTGACTGCTATACATATACGATTGACTCAAAACCAGAATACAATCCAGTTTTGCAAAATCTGAATTCTGTATTTGAGCGAAGAGCAGATGAATGGTTTCAAATGTTTGAAGTCGTTGATTTTCATACAGACGTTGCAAAAATGCGTTTATGCGACAGCATCACATCGGATCGCTGGCAAACGGAGCAAGGCGGCGTTGAGTGGACTGATGCAAGCGGCGATTTGTGGCGTATAGCTACAGATAGCAACAGCCAGCAGAAAATGACCTCTGTCCTGACTATGCTAAATGCAGATCCATCTTCAACTGGTTACGCTAGCTGGAAAATGGACAAGAAAGTTACTGTCACTTACCCAGACGTAGACGAGGAGGGTGAAGATATTGAATTAACAGAAGAAATTTGGCAGTCAGAATTTCGGCACAACACGCTAGAGGACTGGAACGAAATGGTTTCTCTGGTTAGCACTCACATTAAAAACTGTTTTACGGCTGAGGAGAACGCACTAGCTAAGGCTGATGCTGGCGACCTCACTGTAACTTTCCAGAGCGAGTTTGAATTGCTGTAATGCTGCGTTGGAAGTCCAGTTTAAAGCCTGCTGCTGCCGCTCCCAACGACAACCTTGAGTTCACCGTTCGGACGACTGGATCAAGCGAGGTTGTAGATTTGACTCAAATGACTTACTCTGCGAGTACCTACGATTGTACAATTGATTGGGGAGACGGCAGTACAACTTCTACGGTAACCGCTCACAATGATGCCGATCTAGCTCATACTTATTCAACCGCTGGGGACTATTCAATATCAATAAGCGGAACATTTGGGACGGTGTATACATCCGGCACGTCTCAGCTCGGCTATGGGAACACACTTAGGTCTCAAATTATATCCGTTCAGAATGTTGGTAGTTTAAACTACACAGATGCGGATTTTTCTTGGAGCGGTTGCACAAATCTAACGACATTTAATTTTGGAAATGTTGACTATTCTGGCATTTCCTCCGTAGGTTTGC